CAATCGTGAATGGCCTTGGTTTGCCACACAAGCGAAAGAAAATCAGAGCCAGATTTTCAGACGTGCCTAGCAGGTGCGAGTCCTGCCCGATCCTTTTGATAATAGAGGGGAAGTGCGGGTTCGAATCCCGCCGGGTTCATTAGTTTGTTCATGATCGAAGTCGAATAAGGCGAGGGGTTATCGTGACAAAAGCAAAGTGCAAGCAATGCGAAGTTCTTCGCGGCAACATCATTGACCTAGAAGTTAGGCATCAAAGGCGACTTGATGAATTGCTCAATCGGTCCGGCATGGACTTGTCTCCTTGTCGTCAATGCGGCATTACGGTCATTTTAATTCCCGATGGTTTAGCACTGTGCAAAGACTGCGCGGGAAAGGATGGTGAGTAATGCAATAGAAGTAGTAATCAACATGGAGAAATCCATGATCAAGTAGACATTAACTTGCAACAAGTGATTGCATGAATTGTTAGTTATTCATTTTGAAAGAGGTATAGGAAATGTCGAATAAAGAACTCTACATCCAACGAACAAATCAAATGATCAATGCTATTGCATTGCTTCCCGACTTCTATAAGACCCGGCTTTCATTCACGGTTAGTATTTCGGGAATTGAAACGAAGAACCAACTTAATGATATTCAGTCTGCATTGACGGTTGAATTGAAAAGCAATGGAGATGGTTGCTTTTCCAATTTGCACAACTGCTCAATTCGCAATGAACCAAATTGCTTTGTGCATGTTGATTTTCTTGACGAAAAGCAAAAGCAACGAAATGAGGCAACAAAACTCATTATGGACTTGATTGATTCAGGGGTGACGATTGATGAAATTCGAACTCGGATCAATGCTGATGGGCTTGTAGGAAATAGTGCATCGATCACCCAGTAATGTCGGACGAGGCAATTATATTTCAGTTCCGCGAACGAGTCGCAATCAAGCTCGTTTGCGGTGGCTGCTCGATGTTTGAATCCTATCGTGGTGCTTACTACGAAGCGAAGGAGTTATGCTCGGCATTGAACATTCCGATCCCGCAAGTCATTCGAGATGAATGGAAGCGAGCGTATACCGAACAGTTACAAAAGCCAACAAATAAAACGAAGGGATAATTGCAGTGCTTTATTTTTATTCTGCGGAGGTCATTAAGGTTCACGATGGCGACACCGTGTTCCTCAATATCGATATGGGGCGAGGTATTTTTCACCGCGACACTGACCGAGGCCATCGGCTTTGGGGGATCAATGCGCCGGAGCTTAACACCGACAAAGGCGTTCAAGCGGGATCATGGCTGACCGAACGGTTGAAGCAATGCAATAACCAATTGTTCGTTCATACGATCAAGGCTCCCAAGGGCTTTGACAAGCGCGATGTATACGGTCGGTACCTCGCGGTCCTTTACGATCAAAATGGATTGGATGATTACCAGCGAGCGTTGGATAAACATCGCGTGGAATTGCATTTCGATGATCATTTGCGACTTGCATTCCGCATGAGGATCATTCCGTTCTTTTCAATCAACCAAAAAATTCTTGACGCAGGTCATGCAATGAAGAAGTTCTACCGATGAGCAAAGAGAAAACGACCATTGAATTCTTTCAGGCGGTTGCAACTGGATTGTCGCATGTTTCGAATAACATCGAAGGATTATTGAAATCCATTCGACAAGATGAATCGGACTTGCAGCGAATGCAAAACATCATCGACGACTTGCGAGATGAAGTAAAAGAACTAGAAAACGAACTTGAGGTAATGCGAAGGGGGGACGGATGAGTACGGAAAATGCAAAACATGCAACTATCGAAGCGAATACCAATGGACAATATCCGGCGATGGCTGGCAATGGTTGGGCAACTCCCGGCGAGCTCTATGGGTTATCAAAGCGAGAGGAGTTTGCAAGGACCGCAATGATTTGCGTGCTTAATCGCGCGGATTGTCCATTGCAAGCCGATTGGGTTGCTGATGTAGCTGTATTGATTGCTGATGAATTGTTGAAGCGACTTTCACGAAAAGACCTTGGACCATGATAACCAACTGGACGAAGGATGGATGCAAGCCGGTCGAAGTTGATCAAGAGATTGAACATGGCGACTTTGTTGCAGAGATGTTCGGCAATGATCGTTCGACCGGCATTCCTGGTAAGTGGGTTCGTGCGCTTTTCAGTGTTGGAATGACTCCAAGGGAAGCCAGCGTGTTCGCTTGCCGACCAATTAACAAACAAGACACCAAGGATTGAGCAATGGTCATTTGTTCTACAATGGAGGTTAATCGTGGCTAGGCGTAAACCTCCATCGTTCGATTTCTTCCCGGACGACTTCATGGCGGGTACATATCATTTACCGGCCGAGGTCGTCGGAGCATACATTCGGTTGTTATGTTACCAATGGTCGAATGGATCGATCCCCGACGACGAAGCGGCATTGTCAAGGATCGTCGGAATTGATGCGGCCGCATTGCGACCGCATATGCTACTGCTGATGCAAAAGTTTGAGCGCGGCGAGGATGGAGGCCTGCGAAATCATCGGCTGGAAGATGAACGGGCCAAGAAGTTGTCGATCATTGAAAAGGCCAAAGCGAACGCCAATAAGCGTTGGGCTGGAAAATCGCAGGGTTCCGAATCAAAGGAGCAGGAAACCGGAGGTCCGATCAAGGATGCGACCGCATTGCCATCGCATATGCCATCGCATTGCGAACCCATATGCTCCCAACTTCCGACTTCCAACGTCCAAGTTAATTCTCTCTCTCTCTCTCAAGGGAAGGATGGATTGATTGATCCGAATGTCATTTGTCCATCGTGGTTGTGCGTCGAGTTCAATCGATGGCTTTCGTTCCGGTTTGCTCGAGACGGTCAGCGGATTGATCCAATAAGCCAAGAGACAATGATTCAAGAGCTCGTTCGTCGCGGCGAACAAAAGGCTTTGAAGGACATTAACTTTAGCATCTTGAAGCAAGCCAAGAGATTGCTTGACAGCGACAACGATTACGACAAGCCAATGAACAACCCAGGATCGGGATCGGGATCGTCGCGGTATGCTCGGAAGGAAACTGCCGAAGAGTCAATGAAAAGGTTATTCAACAAATGACAATCACAGAAGCAAAACAATTGTTCACGGAAGTTGTGTTCGTTCATTTCCCAAATGTTTACGGATGGCTGCGCAACAACAGCCCGAAGCCGGAAGAGACATTGCTGGTATGGTGCAGGGTATTGGAACCGATTGAATTGTCGGAGGCCATCAGTGTCGTTTACCGATGGAGTTCAGGGCAGGTGCAAGCACCGACCGGATTCGAAGTCGAATCGATTGCTTTGCAAATTAAGTCACTAGCAATGAAGGATCGGTTTGAAGCCAAGAAACATTTGGTCCGCCAAGAGATCACCGACAACCCGACAGGCGTTGTTGTTAAAATGTCAATGGGTCCATACTTCCAAAGGATCCTTGCAAACGGAGCAAAGTTGCGTGCCGGAGAAATTACCGAGCAGCAATGCAATGAAATGAACAAGCAAGTGTTAAAGGAGTTCGATGATAAATGCAAAGCATCAGCCAGACAATCATCCTACTGACGCAAGCTAACCAAACATTGCTTAAGAGGATCGAACGACTTGAGCGCAAGTTGAAGCAACAAACCGAAAACGCAATCCACTATAGAATGGAATTGCGCAAGATAGTCAAAGCAAATCATCCCTCATTGAAACGGAAGCAATCAAATGCATTCGATAACAATCGTTCTTCCATTTCCCAAGAATCATTCGCACAACAAAGGACATTGGATGGCAAAGTCTCCGCAAATCAAAGTCATGCGGCAGCTTGCAATGCTAAAAGCAAGAGAACACCAAAATAGGCTGATTGGGCTTCATAATGTTACATACAGATTTTTTGTAGCCGATAACAGGCGAAGGGATGAAGTTAATATGATGCAACAATGCAAGCCATATATCGATGGAGTAGTTGACGCAATGATCATTGAGGACGACCGGTGGCAATTGCATCGCATTTGTCTTGTATCGGTCGAAATCGACAAAGAAAATCCCCGGGTTGAACTAACCTTCACCGGCTCGCAAATTGGCCCGAAAGAACGACCGTCCGCGCAAATCGAGGATTTGGACCCAAATCCGATCCAGACGCGCCAAACACGAAGCCAAGGGCCGAGAAAAGGCAAAACGAGATAGAATCTTGAATCGGGTCGGTCGAGATGGTAGCATGTTGAATTCGCTGCTAAATCATGATCCTATTTTGTACCGCTTTAATCCATCTCGGAGGCTATCGTGTCTAATGTCATTTCTTCGAAGCGGTTCATCGCTTTGGTATCCTCCTCGATCCTTTTGCTGTTCAAGAACAGCCTTCCAATAACTGAGGATCAACTAAACATCATCCTGACCACAATCGCCTCGCTGATTGTTGGCGACTCGATCAATCCGGTCGGCAACATCGCAGGTGCTTTGAAGGATCCTCGTGTTGTTGCTGCAATTGTTTCAATTGTTGTCGCTTTTGCAAAGGATCGAATCGGAATACCAGAGGACGATCTGACCAAGTTGTTATACTTGGTTGCTTCATTGATTGTCGGGTATTCGGTTCGACCTCCTCAACCAATAGCACCGGTCGAAGTCACTAATCCAAAGAACGAGGGATAAAATGGGATTACCATTGCTTCAAGAACGAGTCTCGCAAAACTGGAACCGCGACAAGGTCATTGGATTCTATAACGATGTTGATGGTGACCTGCGCGCATTCAAGCGAGCAGTTCGTTCCGAATTCAAGTTGCGCGGACTTGATCCAATGACCATTTTGGTTTTGATGCAACTTGCCATCAAGTTGTACTTTTGGTTGAAGCAAAACAACTTCATCAAGTTTGTTCCAACAAATGCATTCGAATCGGCTCCATCGCTCGAAGCACTCTACGAAATGGATATTCCGGACGATGGCAACGATGACAATGAATAGCGATAACAAACAACTTCCATCGTGGCTGCCTTGGGTCATTGCTGCCGGTGCTGTTTATTTCGCGCTCAATAAGCAATCGATTGTCGAGCCAAATCCAGTCGATGTTAAAAGCGTTGTGAAAGCAACATTGCCGAACATTCGGTCGGCATACCGGCAAGCATTCACTGATGCAGCGAAGTTGATCGAAGAAAAGAAAATCACTACCGCCGAGCAATGGACCGAGTTCATTAAAGCGAACGCAGGGAATAAGCAACGCGAAGCAATGGATACTGTATACCGGGCCATTGATGAACTCGACATTCCAGCGGAGTTCAGCGGCAAGGAATCCGAGATTGCGAAGTTGAATCGAGACATAGCGGGGGCGTGGTGATGGACTGCAAAGAACTCGAAAACAAGTTGCTAGAGTTGGAAGCTGTTGTCGATCAAGAACGCGACATTATCAAGGTGGGCATTTTTATATCGTTGTTTCTTGCGATCGGTTCGTTTGTCTGTGGCATGTGGTCGGCATCCGAGCAACAACAACGCCTAGACCGTCTTGAGCACATGCAGGGCATAGACGCAATCGGGAGGCGGGTTAAGTGAGCGAATTTTTCACCGGCTACGATCCTTTAATCGAGGACCGCGATTCAATCGCGAATCAATCAACGCCAATGTCGTTCAGATTGACCGACTTTCAAGCACCAATTGAAATTGATCCGCGACCGATGATGCGCCACGACAAGCAGGGCAACATGGGATCCTGTCAAGGGTTCAGCCTATCAAACGCTACTGAATATCTTTGGGCATTGGCGGTCGGTTCGTTTAGCAATGATCGACAGTTCTCGGCATTGTATTGCTACCTCGAGTCTCAACGGCTAGACAATTTGCTAGGTGCCGACCGAGGTTCAACAATTGGATCAGGATTGAAAGTCGCCAAGGACATTGGAATATGTCCCGAATCTCTTTTGCCATATCGCACGCCATATCCTGCTAACGCAAGAACATTGATCACCGACCAACTGCGAGCAGCGGGATCACAATACAAAATCAGGTCGCATACTTGGCTTGAAAGTTACAACGATGTTTTCAAGTACTTGGCATCTTCGTCGGGTGCTGTTCATACCGGTACTGTTTGGAATAACTCGTTCTATTCAACCAATGGCGTGCTTGAATCGGTCAGCCTTCGGAACGGTGGAGGCCACGCAACCGCTTGGCTTGGTTACAGCTCACGGAAGGATCGAAGCGGACGCAACTACATTTGGCGTCTGAACAGTCACAACGATTCATGGACCGAGCTCGCTCCATCGGTTATCGATGCGTTGTTCAAGGATAAGTACACTTCAATCGTTGGCATAAGCGACTTGATAACTCCCGGGCCTCGCAAACCAAAATGGATTGCCGATAGACCATTGGAGTAGTTAAGCAATGAAGGTCACTAGCATGAAAAGCAATGGAGGTTTGATCATGGTGTTATTGTTCTTTGTGGTGTTGTTTTCGTTGAAGCAATCGCAAATCGTTGATCCGACTCAATGCGATATTAAGCCATCGTCGAGCGAGTTGATAAGCCAGCTTGAGCAAGCGACAAAGACGATGATTGAGGACAAGCAGGATCATTTTGTTGACGCCGACAAAATGGTCGATCCAACTCCGAGTCCCTCGCCAAGCGACAAACCCAAAGTAGCCAAGCGCGAAATCATTATGTTCAGTCAATCGAACTGTCCTCCATGCAATAGGTGGTGGCAATGCGAGCGAGGTTCATTCGAAGCAGCAGGATATACTGTTGCGATTTGCTACGACCATACCTATTCAATCACGCCACGTTTTGCGATTGCGAATGAAAGCAAAACAATCGAAGTTGTAGGATACTTAACTCTTGAGCGATTGAATGAGGAACTAGCTCGATGAACTACTTCTTGTTATTGCAAGTTGCGCCGGATTCAATTATTGTAGTGTTCGGTGGCGCGGTTATCACTGGGTTGACCGGCGCGGTAGGAGTCTTGTTCAAAATGTTTGCTCAAGAAAAAGAACGCAATCGTGCAGATTATGAATTGTGTCGCAATGACCTTGTTCAATGCAGGCTAGACCTAGTCGAATGTAGGAATGACCGCGAGCAACTTCATTTCAAACTTCACGAACTTAGCATTGAAGTTGGAAAACTTCGCGGTATTGCTGAATCATGAACTTAGCAGAATTGATTTCAAGGCTAGACAATTGGCAACTTGGTACTGTTGACGATGTATGGGCAGTACTAAACATCCCGACAATTTTGTATGTCAATGATGCATCGATTAACCTCGTCGATTTCGGATCGATCATTGGACAAGAACAAGTGGATGGATTCATTGAATACCTAAAGTCAATCAACCTTGATTGGGTCGTGATTCAAGCGGCAGGAAATGGATTGCCAATTGGCGACCCGCGAATCAATGAACTATTGTTGAGCATTGGCCACGAAGATGCTACCAAGTTAGCGACCGAGGGAAGGCGACAAATAAGCATCCTAGAAATGTTCAATGTATCGGCAACAAAAAGTGAGGTTGAAGAATGCTTGAATGCAATGAAGTTGAAATTTGAGAAGGAACAAATCGACGACAGCTGGAAGGATAGACTTCAAGCAGCAAGAGAGCGTTTGACTGTTTGGAATGGTAATCCAGAAACGAAACCTAACTTATGACCATTGCGTTGCAAGGGAATAATTCAGCAAATGCAGCAACAGTTGCAATATCGTCGCATGCAGTTCGCGATTTGATAATGATTCATGCTTCAAACCATGCTTCGGCAACATTGCCAGTCAAACCTAATTCAAGTTGGATTACATTGCATTCTCTTTCGTCGTCGGGCGGTTCGTTATTGATTGCATACAAACATGCTCAATCGACAGGAGAAACAAGCGGAAATTGGAACAACTCTACCAATTTGTTTTCGACTGTTTGGCGAGGGGATAATGGAACAATTATTGTTCCCCAGGCAATGTCAACAAATTCCGGAACAGCGGCAAATGTTAACTATCCAATTCAACCCGCTGGAACATTTCAGACCGATGCATCAAATCAAGCATTGTTGGGTTTTATTCTTAATAGCAGTGCAACAAACACGTTGTTACCTCCTGGTACTTTGAGTGATTTGCAAAGCGCGACAGATGGCTCGACATGGCAAGCAAAGCAGTATTACCAATTGAATCGAACATCATCATGGGCAAACACATCGGTTAGTCAATCAGTCTCGGCGTTTTATCGTTCGCATATGTCCGTACTGATTGAATACATTATTTATGGAACAGTTGGATCGACAAGTGATCCGTTAAGTCATTCATCCTTGAGGCAGTAATGACAAATTACATTGGCGATTTTGTTGCCGGATCAATCATCCGAAAGAAGTTCAATACTTTTTCGCAGTCGTCAGCTCCGACGACGCCCAGCGTTGCAATGACATTTGCGGTGTATAAAAACAGCACGACCGAAACAACCGATGGAGTTACTGTCTCGGCAGATTACGATGGAAAAACTGGATTGCATATGGTATCTGTAGACACATCATCCAATGCAGTGTTTTATGCTGTAGGTGAAGATTATGATGTTGTGTTCACTGCCGGAACAGTCGATGGCAAAGATTTAACAAAAGTCACTTTGTTTTCGTTTTCAATCGAGAACAGGAATCGCAAAGCAAACGCAGTGCAATTTGGTGGGCAAAATGTATCCTCTGCCGGAGCAATTACCGTTCCGCAATTGATTGCTTCAACTACAAACATCACCCAAGCATCAGGAGTTATTCTCGCTCCCGTTACGCACACAGGAGCCGTAATTCCAGAGGTTTCGATAGTTGATGAATTGTCTACAAATGCATTAAGCGCAAACGGTTTGCAGGATGATATTGCTATTGCAACATTGAGTATGTTGACAACACTTTCATGGCCGACGAATAGTTTCGGTCAAAGGTTACTTGTCGGCAATACGACCCAAAGAACGGTTGCAGTAACCGGATCGAATCATGTCGCGGCAGATATTCATGAATTGCAACCGGGTGTACTTACCGATGCGGACTTCGATGCTAATTCGACATACGCGAAACTCGCAAGCATGATTGAATCGGATGGCTTAGGCCAATTCCGGTTTGACTCAATTGCAGTCTCGCTTGCAGGTGGAGGCGGCGGTGGTGGCACCGATTGGACTTCCAATGAACGAGCAGCAATACGATTGATCCTTGGATTCAATTCAAGCGGGATCCTTGTTGATCCATCGTCGGGAATCCTTGATGAAATCAGGGACAAGACCGCATTGATCAATAGTGGCGGGATCATTTATGTTAACACTCCCGTCACAGCATCCGGAAAGATAAACGGACCGTTGATCATTGGCGACGATTACCTCGCCGCAAATGGTCGAGCCTTTACATGGACCGTTCCATTGCCATCAGGCTATTCAATAGCAACATCATCCTGCAAGTTTGGAATGAGCATTGAAACCGAATTGGGAGATGTCGGATTTATTGTCACAGGTTCTTTGTCTGATGCAGGAGGCGGCAATGTGACGTTGTCGTTCGATGTTGCTCGAACTGTTAATTCAATTTTAGTTCCAGCTTGGTACAAGTATTCAGTTGAAATTATCTCCGCAGATGGAACCGAAATCACCAAGGTTAAAAGCGGAAAGAACGTCGAATGGCAACAAAAGCAGACCTAAATTTTTGTTGGAAAAAAAGTGGGCCCCCATGTGTTAAGGTACCCCTACGGTCCTTAAAAACTTGTTGCGATGGATCACAGCCCAAAATTTCAAGAGAAAGTTAGGTTGGAATTACACTAGAAATCCCGCAGGGGGTTAGGGGGAAGTTGTGAAGATTAAAGACCGGATTAAAGAGTTCAAGCGAGTCAAAGCCAGTGACCTATTACCGAACCCAAAGAACTGGCGAACGCATCCAGAGGCTCAACAAAATGCATTGAAGGGAGTGCTTGCCGAAGTCGGCATTGCGGGCGCGGTGCTTGCTAGGCAATTGAAAGATGGTTCGTTGATGTTGGTCGATGGGCACCTTCGGGTCGAAACCTTACCGGATCAAATGGTTCCAGTTTTGATCCTTGATGTTAACGAGGAGGAGGCGGATAAACTACTTGCGACCTACGACCCGATCAGTCAATTAGCAACTTCTGATGCGGTCAAGCTCGATGCATTGTTGCGAACGGTTAACACTGGAAGCGATGCACTTCAAGAGATGCTTGCTTCGGTCGCAGCAGAAGCAGGGTTGTATACCGAGGAGTGGGGTGGAAAAGAGCCGGTCGATTTGGATTCTATTGACGACTACGATCCCGACAACGAAACGGTAAGCATTCGATTAAACAACGTCCCGGTATCTCAAAAGGATGGATTGATCGAAGCGTTGGACAAACTGGCCAAGCCGCTTGGTTTGAAGGTCGAGGTATTCTAATGAAGTTTCCGATCCTTGTTTCCTATGCCTATGCTCGGAAGCACGAGGACAATTTCATTCAAATGTCGAGCAATCCCAATGTGGATTTGTTAATCGATAGCGGGGCATTTACTGCGAAGAATGCTGGCGAACAAATCCTATTGGATGACTATTGCAAGTTTCTTGACCGACATAAATCAAGAATCTTTCGGTACCTTGCGCTTGATGTTGTTGGGGATCCGAAAGCGACCGATGCGAACTTAAACGAAATGATCAAGCGAGGTTACAAGCCGGTCCCCGTTCATGTTCTTGGCGATGACCAGCGAAGAATGGACCAGTTATTCGAAATGAGCGACTACGTTGCTTGTGCAGGTCTGCGGAGGCCAAACAAAGGCGGGGCACCGCGCGAGTATGTTCAAGCCAAAATGCAATGGGCCAATGGTCGTCCCGTTCATTGGCTTGGTTATGTCCGCGAGCCAATGATTGCTTCATTCAAGCCATACAGTTGCGATAGTGCATCATGGAAAAGCGCGGGACTGTACGGAAGGATGGATGTTTACCTTGGATTTGGTAATTGGGTTAACTATCAATACAAGGATGTTCCGAAGCTGCTAGCCAACAAGCAAGCAATGCGGATTGTGCATCAATGCGGGTTCAATGTCGAGCAATTGACCGATTCGTTTTATTGGAAGTCGTCCAAGCGCGATGGATATGAACCTGACCAATTTGTTTCGTTTGCCGTGACTTCCAATAGTTGGGTTCGGTACGTTCTCGATGTGTTTGCAAGATATGGGACAAGGATATTTCTTGCGACGACATTGATTGAACACGATATGATTTTCTTGCTTCGCTGGATCGACAAGTACAAGTTCCGGTTGGAGGATCAATGAAGTTTCCAGTTCTAATTTCGTATGCCTACGCCAGGAAAAACCTTGAGGGGTTCGAGGCAAGGGCCAATGATCCAAACGTGGACATTCTATTGGACTGCGGTGCATTTACAGCCAAGAACGCTGGTGAAGAAATTCGGCTTGAAGACTATTGTTCATTCCTCGACAAATGGAAGGACAAAATCTTTCGGTATCTCGCATTAGACGTTGTCGGTGATCCGGTCGCCACCGACAACAACTTGCAAATAATGCTCAAAGCAGGTTACAAGCCGGTGCCGGTGCATGTCCTTGGGGATGACCAAAGGCGAATGGATCAATTGTTTGAACTAAGCGATTATGTCGCACTAGCAGGATTGCGTAGGCCGCATAAGGGAGCAGCACCAAAGGAGTACATTGTTGCGAAAATGAAATGGGCGGCGGGTCGCAATGTTCATTGGTTAGGCTATGTTCGTGAACCTATGATCGCGTCCTTGAAGCCATATAGTTGCGATTCTGCAAGTTGGGCAGGTGCGCAATTGTTTGGTTCAATCGATATTTACTTGGGTCAGGGCCAATGGGTTTCGGGAACCTTTCAAACAAGAAACAAGTTGTTGACAAACAAAGCTGCAATGAAGGTGATCCGATCATTGGGCTACACGATGAAGCAATTCAACGATCCGAATTGTTGGCGTGGCGCGTCATCGATTGGAGTTCCAGAGGAGCAAGAATTGTCAAATGTAGTAACCTCCGATAGTTGGGTTCGATGGGTCATTGACATTGGACAACGATATGGGACAAGAGTTTTCCTAGCGGCTCGCGGCGGTGGTCGTCGTGAGGAAGTTTCTATCTTCGCAGCAATCAAACGTCATGAGCAAAAGCTATATTTACGTCCGACTTCAATTTGAAGGGTTTCATTGCTGGCCGAATGCTCCTTATGAAGTCGCATTTCTTCGGCACCTGCATCGACATTTGTTCCATGTCAAAGCAATGTTCGAAGTTACCCACGACGATAGGCAGCTTGAATTTTTCATCATGCAGAAAAAAGTTCACGAGGCTATTTCTACTTGGGCCGGCTCAAGCATAACTTTGAACTGGTCGTGCGAGCAATGGGCTAGAATGATCATGGAAGCGACGAACGCATTTCAGGTCGAAGTGTCCGAGGATAATGAAAACGGAGCCATCGTATGTTCTGGATAATTGCATACCTAGTCGCGGCATGTTCCGCTAACATCGTCGTTGCAATCTTTGGATACAATGCATTGCCATTTACTGCATTGCTATTGATTCCCTTTGACCTGACCGCGCGAGATGTTTTGCATGATCGATGGACCGGTCAATGGTTTATGCCTCGAATGTTCGGACTTGTCCTTTGCGGATCAGTCCTTTCGTGGTTGTTTTGCAATGACGCACAAAGGGTTGCAATAGCATCGGCAATTTCATTTCTTTTGGCTGGCGGTACAGATACAATTGTTTATTCGATCATGAATAAGCAACCTCGGTCGTACCGCATGATAACAAGCAACACTTTGTCGGCGGTGGTCGATAGTACTTGTTTTCCTTTGATCGCATTTGGTACAATCTCGGTTCAATTGCAACTTGCGCAAGTCTTGCTAAAAGTACTCGGGGGAGTTCTATTCGTTGTGGCATTGCAATCATTGAGGGGGAAACATGCAGGTAATCAAAACATTTAGGTTTTATGCTGCGCACCGCAACGAAACCATTGAGGGCAAATGTTCATCGATACATGGCCATCAATACGGATTAAAGGTGGTAGTTGAATACCCGAAGCAAAACGGGATCACGATGCTGTTTGATGAAATCGAACGCCGGGTTCAACCATTGATCGAAGCAATCGACCATTCGTTGATTCTGCATGTAAACGATCCTGCAAGGGGCTTGCTAATTCAATCGGGTGCTTGCAATCGAATCTACTGGATGGATTCCCCAACATCGGCTGAAAACCTTGCTGAGCAGATCATGCGTTCATTGCGACAGAGCTTGAACGTGGTTCGAATTGAACTTCAAGAGACAGCAAGTTCGACAATTATCCTCGATTGGAACGACAATGAAGTACTACACAGTAAATGAAATGTTTTGGTCGCCTCAAGGCGAGGGCATTCGCGCGGGCGAAATGTCGTTGTTCATTAGGTTTACCGGATGCAACTTGCGGTGCAGAATGGAGCAAGCCGACAATTCGCCCGGGGGCTTCGATTGCGATACAGAGTTCGAGTCGGGTCGCAAAATGTCGAAGGACCAAATCATTGAAGAGGCATATCGACTTGTCAACAAACCTGCAGAATGGTTTCAAGACCCCGGCCGTAAAGAACCATTTGTTGTGTTCACCGGTGGCGAGCCATCCTTGCAATTGGACAAGGACCTAGTTTTGTCATTGCAGCATGCCGGGTTTCGATGCGCGATTGAAACGAACGGGTCGCGCGATGTTTCTCAACTAGGGCTCGATTGGATCACAGTAAGCCCAAAAGTTGCTGAACATGCAATACGGCAATTGAAAGCGAACGAAATCAAGTATGTTCGAGGCTATGGGCAGGCGTTGCCGAAGCCAGCATGTTCCGCTGAATACCAATTGATTAGCCCGGCTTTCGATGGTAGTCAAATTGACTACAGAGCATACGAATGGTGTCTTGAACTCATAAAGGAGAATCCAGAATGGCGATTGTCGGTTCAGCAACACAAGGGATGGAAGGTTCGATAGATAGCAGTTTCGACCGCGCTCAAAAGGCGGTCGTTGAATTGCTAAATTGGATGGGCGAGGATCCCGGTCGGGAAGGCCTCCAAGACACGCCAAAACGAGTCGCAAAGGCTTTGCGTGAAATGAGCGAGGGGCTTCGCGCCGATCCCGCTAGCGTAATGGGAACCGTGTTTAACGAGACAAGCGATCACATGATCGTCGTGCGAGGGATTAAGTTCTCTAGTCTTTGCGAACATCACCTATTGCCATTCACCGGAGTTGCGGCCGTAGGTTACATTCCAAATGGTTGCGTCATTGGATTGTCGAAAATACCGCGGTTGGTGGAGTTGTTTGCAAAACGACCGCAGGTTCAAGAGCGAATGACGAATCAGATTGCCAAGTCGTTAATGGATCATTTGAACCCGCTCGGAGTCGGAGTTGTCATTCGCGCTCACCATTCATGCATGGGTTGTCGTGGTGTTCGACAACCGGACGCTGAAATGATCACAAGTTGCGTTCTTGGTTGTATGAAGGATGACCAGCGAGCGCGTTCGGAATTATTGCAGTTCATTTAATGTCGGTCCGCGACACTAGATTAATGGGGCGAGCATTGGAAGAACGCTGGCCGATAAGACCTGAACATCGTGAAGCGATCGTTCTAGTTATGTTGAGGATTGTTGCCGATCCATCATCTAGTGCTAGAGAGAAGACCGCAGCGGCGCGGGCATTGCTTGCGGCTGATGCACAGAACATCGAAAGCGAAAAGATTAAGCAAGCGGATGAACATGAGTACCGAGCCCGATTGGTTGAAATCGCTAAGCACATCGGACATAGCGAAATTGCTAGCCTTGCATCCAAAGTTGGAATCACCATTGAGCAGCCCGAATGCATCAACAAAGATTCAAGCGACCGAGCAGGAAATTCAAGCGGCATACCAGTCGAAGAAACGGGCTAAGTTACGAGACTTGTTCGTTCCTCCACCGTTCGATATTGATCGAAGATTAACCGCCGAAAAGGATCCCCAAAAATGGTTGAGCGTTTATTTCGCACCGGTGTTTCACGAAAGCTGGACCGAAGACCGAATTGCAATGCTTCGTTCAATTATCGATGCGGCATTGTACGGCGGGGACCAAGCAATCGCAGGACCGCGCGGCGAAGGAAAAACAACGATTGCCATGCTTGCGACTCTTTATTTAATGGTCACACGATTGTCGGTGTTTCCAGTAGTTATCGGCAAAAGCCAAGGGAAGTCGCAACTAGAATTGAAAGCAATCAAGGAGCAGTTGCAACAAAATGAACTATTCATTGCTGACTATCCTGAAATCGGAATACCGTTTCAAGCGGTCGGTGGATGGTCGTCTAGGGCAAGGATGCAAACGGTTGGAGGAAGAAATACCAACATTGAAATCGCCTCGGATCATTTGGCGTTTCCAACAATCGAGACTTGGCAATTCGATCATTGGCCGAGCGAGGTTAAGCCAGCGAGCAACGGACAGGTCCTTTACTGCTTGGGTGTTGATGGTCCGATTCGAGGTACCAAGTTTCGCAACGGCAGGCCGACACTCGCAATCATTGACGACATTGAAGACCGAGAGGCAGCGGCATCGAATGTGTTGATCGAAAAGAACGAGGAGATAATTGAACAAGACATTGGCGGGCTTGGTGCTAGTGCCGAGCGTATTCCGCGCGTCATGCTTTGCACTTGTCAGAATCGAAAATGCAATGCGTTTGTATTCACCGATCCTAAGTTGAAAGGTTCTTGGCGGGGTAAGCGTTATCGCAAAATGATCCGCGAACCGGATCGAATGGACTTGGTTGATCAATACATTTCAATGAGGAAGAACCGTTCGGCTGACGATCCCGATGCGCGCGAAGCATTCCGATTCTGGAAGGACAATCAAGCCGACCTTGAATTTGGTTGCGTTATTTCGAACCAGAACAGCTACAGCAAGAAAAAACATGCGGATGGAGAGCTACTTGAACTTTCGGCAATCCAAGCATATTACAACCGGGTTGCAGACATGGGCAAGAAAGCGGTAGCGACCGAAGTCGATAACGATCCTCCGGAAGACGCAGGCCCAATTGGAATCGGATTGAAGCAGGAAATTGTTTTGTCTCGAGTCAATGGATTATCGAAACGACAATTGCCAATGAACACAGCGGCATTAACTGCTGCTATCGACCTTGGGAAGTATCGTTGTCATTGGGTTGTTGCTGCATGGTGGCCCGGTGCCGGTGGAGCAATTGTTGATTATGGGGTTGCGGAAGTTGTTGGAACTGACCGATCAATCAACAACGAGGCCAGCGAACCAATGATTTACAGGACCCTATTGAACTGGCGCGATGAACTATTGCAAAAGGATTTTGTTGACGCATCAGGCACCAAGATTCCCGTTCAGTTCTGCATGGTCGATTCGGGTACATTTACCAATGCGGCATACCAATTCGTTAGAGATGTTGGCGGCATATTCCATGTTTCAAAAGGAATGAATCCATACAATCCTCGCAAGCAATCAACCGAGACTTGCATTGCAGGGCAAAACCTGCACGCAACAAAGTTACCCGCTAGTGGTGTTTGGTTGTACGAGCTAGACACTAGCTATTGGAAACAATTTGTTCACGAACGATTCCTTACCCCTACGTTCGACGAACAACAAATGTTGCGCAAGGGAACTTTATCGATATTCTCGGCAGACAATGGACAACCGCATTACAGCTATGCAAGCCATATAGTTGCGGAGGAATTGGTTACGGAGTTCAAAGAGGGCAAGGGGTTGCGAACCTATTGGGTGCCGAAGAATGAAAACAATCACTGGCTGGATGCAACCTATATGTCAGCAGCAGCCGGAGAGGTTTGCGGTATTAAGTTAATAGGTGCTAGCGAAGTCGAGGTTCAGCCAAGGCAAGTTGATGTTAACGACCGCGCGAATCAACGTGCTATTGATCAAGCGAGCTCCAATTACAATCGGTTCAGAAAACGCAATGGCGGTTGGATTCCAAAGAGGAGATAGGTCATGGCAAATAGGCATCAACGGCATTCCAACATCGAAGTTCCAAAGGTTGATCCGCCTAAACAAGTTAATGAGGATCAAGCGGATTGCGAACGAATTTACAGGGAATTTGAAGCCCCCAGTTGCAATTCATGCGTTGGTGATCGTCCAAAGAATACAAACGCAAGTTATGTTTATGCAAAGCGCGGAAAGATTAGGTACATTAAATGTCGGTACTGCGGTCGATCATGGAGCGTAGAAGGTCCATAATTTTTCAGGTTTGTACTATATGCATTGCATCCGGTACTTGAACAGGTCATCAAAGGGACGTAGTGTTTGATTATGGCATCAACAAGCGAACGACTAGAAAAGGTGCGAGCAGCAATCGACGCATTGATTGACGGCGGTGTCTCGCAATACTCAATTGGCTCGCGTTCAGTAACAAAACTTGACCTACCCGAATTGATGGCGATGGAAGAGAAGTTGATTGAACGACTCGAGCGCGAAACCGGAAGTGGTAGTTTCACTTTGGGACGAATGAATAGGCACCGAAGATGATTGCCAATGTTATTGATAAACTGGTCGCAGCAATCTCCCCCGTTGCTGCAATCAATCGGAGGAAAGCAAGGACGCTCCTCCGGTCATACGATGGCGCGGAGCCATCACGAATAAGCAGTCACAAGCAAGTAAAAAATCAACCCGCCGACCTTGAGCTACTTGGACCATTTGGAGCAGACAAAGCAAGAGCTTGCGCGAGGGACCTAGTTCGCAACAACGCCTATGCTGCCGGTGTTGTTGACACGATTGCCTCCTCAGTTGTTGGATGCGGGATTAAAGCGCAGTCAATTGCGGAAACAATCGAGGGCGATGACATTGAAAACCTGAACGATTCAAGGGATGAAATATGGTCCAATTGGTGCGAGGTATGCGATGTTAATGGAGAGTACACATTTGATGAAATCCAAATCATTGCACAACGCGAGATCGTCGAAGCGGGGGAAGTTCTTATTCGATTGATCAGGACTCCGGAAAGACGCTTCCGAGGGATATTGCGTCCGGTTCCTCTTGCGCTTGAATTGATCGAAGCCGATAGGCTTGCCGGCGACAAAGACACCTATGCATTGAACATCGCAAAGGGGAATGGGAATCGAATTGTTCGCGGAGTCGAAGTCGATGATTTAGGCAAGCCGGTTGCCTATTGGATATACAAAGATCACCCGAACCAACCCTATGCGGTTTCAAGAACTCCGGTTCGAGTACCAGCATACGAAATACGCCACCTGTTCCGAAAGGAAAGGATTGGGCAGACAAGAGGAATTACATGGTTCGCGCCGGTGCTTGCACCGATCCGCGACCTAGGAACGTACCTTGATAACGAACTGCAAGCCTCGGCAGTTTCAAGTTGCTTTACTGTCGCAATCAAAACCGATAGTCCGGCCGGTAACTTGATGAATCCAGAAGGCGAAACCAATTCTGATTCCGCTGGTAATACGATCACGAACATTGAGCCGGGATTGATTATGCGGTTGAAGTCGAGCGAGAGCGTTGAAGGGATCAATCCAGGAAGGCCAAATTCATCGGCTGAACCTTGGATTGCTTTGATCATTCGACAAATTGCGGTCGGTACCGGGTTAAGTTATGAGACGGTTGCGCGCGATTACTCGCAGACCACCTATAGTTCAAGTCGCACAAGTCAACTTGAGGATCGTCGAAGGTTTCGTTGTTGGCAACAATACTTGATTCGCAACCTGCTTCAACCGGTTTGGGATGCGTTTTGCGATGCGGCAGCATTCTCCTCGATCCCTTCGTTTCCCAATTCAAATCAACTATTGCTTAACAGGCGAAAGGTTGTACCGGTCGAATGGCAGACTCCTGAATGGGAATGGGTTGATCCGCAAACTGAACAAGCTGCGGCACAATCTTCAATTGATAACTTTATGTCCACCTATGCATCCGAACTAGGATCGCGCGGAAAGAATTGGCGTTCAGTTTTTTATCAACGAGCCAAAGAGGAACGGTTGAAGAAAAAACTTCTATTGCAAACGATGCAAGAACGACAACTTGATATTAGTGCTGCGCAAAGCGGTGGAGGCGTTCCAGTCGAACAACCTGCCGAGCAAGTTGCAGCGAGCATTGATCCAATGGTTGTTGAACAACCTGCGGTCGATGTTTCCGCGACAGCATTAAATAGCGCGCAAGTAACTTCAATGGTTGAAGTAATCATGCAAGTTGGATCGGGAGCCATGCCGAAAGAAACTGCGAAAGCAATCATTACGGCTGCATTCCCAACTATGTCGCAATTGCTTGTTAATCAAATTATTGATCCGATTCAACCCGGCACCGTTGGACCCGATGGGGCCCCACAACAACCGGTGGCATCAGCGGATCAAGAGCGAACAAATGGGTCGGGCGAAATGATGGGGCTGTCAACATTGCAGTTCAATCGCAATCGCAAGGCGATATTGAAAACGCTAGAGGACCTTGCCAATGGATCGATTGGAGAGGTCCAGGCAAAAGTATTCTTGTCCGGAATCGGGATGAATCAGGACAATGTAGACTTGTTAATCAAGGATGCTATGGATGGCTCCGTTGATGATGTTCCAGAAGGTCCAATCGAATGACAACCAGCAACACAATGTCGAAGAAAAACGCTCGACGAAAACAACAATTGACCAACGCAGTTAACAAGCGACCGATTCGGATTCAACGATTGATGGCGAGGCCGAAAGATGGTCGCGCGGTCATTGCGACCGAAACCCCGATTGATGTTTGGGATTCGGAACGTCGACAAATGATTCGTCAGGTTTTGTTAATGGATGGCGTTCGGTTCAGAAATGACAAACGGCAATTGCCTATTGTCGATTCCCACGATGAATCAACGGTCCGAAATGTTTTTGGATCGATCCGAAACATTGACATTCAAGACGGTCAGTTAGTTGGGGATCCGGATTTCGCAAGCGATCCAGATTCACAAGTTGTTCGGGTTCGCTTCGAAGAGGGGCACTTGAACGACTTTTCAATCGATGCAACGATACTTGCTCGAATGTATATTCATGACGGGCAGCAATACACAACAAGTCGTGGAGTTGTTATTGTGGGACCAGCGGAAATTGTAACCGCTTGGGAACCGCATAACGCGAGCATCTGCGCAACGGGCGCGGACCCAAACTCTACTGTTCGTAGGTCGTATGACCAAGAGATAGAAAGGCAGAATATGGACCCCGAGTTGATGGCTCAATTAAAGGCTCTTGGTTTACCGGAAACCATTACCGATCCTGCGGCAATTATTAAATGGATGGCCGACCACATGACGCCATCCGGTTCAGGCGAAATGCCGGAAGTTGAAGTTGAGTTAGCGATGGACCAAACTCAACCAGCGTCTGCCGCATCATCGACCGACGATGCAATGCGAATGGATGAAAAGATTGCCGAGGCGGTAAGTCGCAAGCTCGAAGCGGATCGAGCGCGTCGAACGCAAATCATCAACGATGTGAAACTTGCAAAGTTGGAGCGATCCTTTGCGGACAAACTCATTGATGAAAATGTCACGATTGAAGTCGCTCGCGAAAGAATTATTCGACAAATGGCAAACGAACCAATTGGAACGGGATCGGTTGAGGGAAGCAGGATTCGAGTTACTGGCTCCGGCTACGACCGCTTTCATGATGCGGTTGTTAGCGGATTGGTCATGCGGTCTGCTCGACCTGCAGGATTGAAACGAGTCAATCAACAAACGAACGATCCAGATGTATTGTCGTTTTCCAAGATGGGCTTGAATCGGTTGGCTGAACTTGTCCTTCGTCAAAACGGAATCAACACCGACCGGATGAACCAAGTCGATATTGCGAAAGTGGCAATGGGAAATGTCAATGCTTGTCGTCGCCATCGCATTCAACGCGATGCGTACCACACGACCGGATCATTCCCGAACATCCTACTTGATTCAATCAACAAAACCTTGCAAGCGGCTTACGAGGAGGCTCCGATGACTTGGAACCTTTGGGCCCGGCAAGCTCCATCGGTTGCCGACTTCAAGACAATCAACCGAACGCGATTCAGCGAGGCCCCCGATCCTGAACAAGTTCCGGAACGGGCCGAGTACAAGGAAAAGCCAATGAGCGATTCTAAAGAATCGTACCGTGTTGAGAAGTACGGCGAGATGTTTACGATCAGTTGGGAAACGGTCGTGAACGACGACCTAGATGCCATCAGCCGAGTTCCAGCAATGCATGGTGCCGCATGTCGACGCAAGGTTAACAAAGAGGTATATGCAGTTCTGACCAGCAACCCATTGATGGGTGATGGACAGCAATTGTTCAGTGCATCGCACGCAAGCGGAAGCAATCTTTCGGGCGCGAATGCCGATCCATCGGTTGCGACTCTCAATGCGGTATTCGCAGCAATGCGAACGCAAAAGGGATTATCGGCAGATGTGATTATTAACGTGACTCCTCGATTCCTCATTGTCCCTGCGGCACTTGAAGCCAAAGCATTAGAGCTCGCGTCAAGCACAAGCTACATTGTCGCAAACGGCAACGCCGGAGTTCAGAACCTTTACGGTCCCGGTGGAAGTCGATCCATTGAGGTTGTTTGTGATCCGAACCTAGATTCCAACAGCACGACAGCTTGGTACATGGCGGCCGATCCATCGCAGGGCGACACCGTCGAGGTAAGTTTCCTTCAAGGCGAGGAATCTCCGGTCATCGAAGACGATTGGAATTTCCGAAGGGATGTTTACGAATACAAAGTTCGTCAAACCTTTGGAACTAAGGGAATCGACTGGCGGGGACTTTACAAATACGCTGCGTCCTAATCGAACGACATTCGACAGTCGATAAAAGATTGATTGCAGCATCCTAGAATGGGATGCTGCTAGTTGTATGCAGATTGAACAGCACCAAACATTTCAACAAAAGAATGGGTCAATAACATGGCTGGATTAAAAGATTTCATAACCTACATTGAGGATTTCGACGGTCCGCAAACATTGCTTACCTCTCCGGTTGGAAGCGACCGTTGGAGGGTCGCGGACACATCGGCAACCGGTACCCCGACCTATACGGTCGGTGGAATCAATGGCGAGTTGACCGTTGCATTCGATAGCGCAAACGAAGTACAAAATGTTTGCGTTTTCAAAAACGATGTTTTGAACTACGACATTGATAACCTTTTGTCGATTGAATACCGCATTCGAACGGGAGGTACTTTCAATGCTGCTTCATCGCTTGCGTTCGGGCTTTGTTCCGCTCGTAACGATACGATTGACAGTCTAGCGGCTCATGCCTCGTTTCGTTTGATTGGTGGCAATTCCGTTTTTGTGGAAACCGACGATACGGTTAACGACCGCGACGACATTGCAACCGGTGTTTCGTTAAGCAGCACCTACAAACGATTTTTCATTGATTTCAGCGGTGGGAAATCGAACGTGAAGTTCAGCATTGACGGACAGCCAGTTGCTCGAGCAACCGTGTTCGATATGTCGAACTACTCGGTCGGGTTGCAGCCGTACATGCAATTGCAAAAAACCGCTTCGACCAATACCGATTCGTTCGTTTGCGACTATGTCGAGATCGTCAGTCGCCGCTAATGTCATTGCGTGAATTGATTGTCTCGGATGCAACAAAAGTATTCTGCAATCAAAATGATTATGCGGAGCCCGTTGTGTATTACAAACGCAACGGGCAGGCGAGGCCGATCAATGCAGTAGTCATGCGCGAAGCATTATCGACATTGCCTGAGGATCAGGATGTTGTCTATCCGTTGTTCGAGGTCCATGTTGCCAATAGTGAAACCGATGGCATATCGAGTCTTGAACTTAACCTTGGCGGTGATGAATTGGAGTTTGCAGTTCGGATCGGGCAACCGAAAAGCAGGCGTTCTATCCTAAAGCTGTTAAGTCAAGACGAAGGAATGTTGATACTTGAATGTCGCTAGCCATCATTGAAAACATTGCAGTCGTTATCCACGAACGATTGCTTGCGATGATTGACGATCCGGTTTACTCAACCGAAGTTGTCGAGGTTCAACGACCGTCGAGGTTCGCGGCATTTACTCCGCGCAACAATCAAGTTGTGATTACGCAAGGATCAACGGAACGATTGCCAGCAGCCGACCGACCGGGCAATCCTCCTGCGATTGCATACCGACAACTATATGCAATTCATTGCCATATCATGCAGGATGAGCGCAGCGAGGACTCGATTGATTCGCTCTTGAATGCTTTCCATGCGGACATTGTTAAAGCTATTGCAAGCCCTAGCAGTACGTGGCACACTATGAACGGCAATGCCATCGATTGCGAATGGGGAAGTGTTAACTACGTCAATGCTGATGGTGGGCTCGATGGTTTACAAATCCCATTGTTCGTTACTTTGCGAGTCAGCGAAAACGATCCAACGGAGGTTCGCGCGTGATCAACATAACCGTGGATCAAAAGTCTATTGCGGAAATGAAGCGCAATTTGGGAGTGCTCGGGGATCACCTTCCAAGACACCTAGCAACGGCGGTCAATCGAGTTGGCAAAACCGTTCGTGTTGAGGTCGCGCAACAATTGAATCCTTTGATCAACTTGAAGCTGCATTCGAAAAACAAAGCCAATAGCAAGCCTATCAAAAAGTCGGTCACGTTGAAAAAAACGATCAAGCAGAAGAACCGCGCGACTCCGGACAAACCATCAATTGTGATCGGGCTTTGGGAGGGGTATCCGTTTCCTTTGAAGTACTTTGAAGCGAAGCCGTATACAAAGACTCGCAAGAAAAAAAAGTTGTACGTTGGAGTGCAATACAAAACCGATATGGGCGGTGGATGGACAACCGTATCGGATGGGTTCATTGCTCCTCGATTTAATGGCCACGTGTATAAACGGGCAAACGAAAATAGGGGGCCGCTAGTGCAATTAAAAGGCAAGAAGCCGGGTGATTTCTTCCGAGAGGGGAACATTGATTCAATTGCAACAGCGAAAGCAAAAGAACGATTGCCGATTGAAGTTAATCGTAGGTTGCGAGAAATCATTCTTGCAGCAAGTGGACAAATCAAACTCAAAGCAAGTAAAGGTTTGGGAGCCTAAAAAATGAGTACTTTATTGAAGCGAAAACGACTTGTCGCAGCCAAGATTGAAACGACACCGGGCACCAAAGAAACTCTTGCGGCGGCTGATGCTGCTTTCAATTGCTACGATATAGCGGTCCAGTCTGAAACCGAACTTGAATCGCGCGAGGGTCAAGGATCGTTTGGTATGCGAGCCAGCGTACCAGGAGGATACCGTGGACGCATCACCTTCAAGCATGATTGCAGTTGGGATGGAACGGCAACCGAACCAAGCTGGGCCGATACATTCTTACCGGCTTGCGGCTGGGTCAAGTCGGGCCAAGTGTTTACCCCTCGAACTGAATCGCCAGGAAGCAACGTCAAAACATTGACGATTGGAACCTACATTGATGGAGTCTTGAAGTTATTGCGAGGATGTGTCGGCACGTTCAAGTTGAATTGCTTGACCGGAAAAGCGGCAGTCGGCGAGTTCGATTTTATTGGCATTTGGGATACTCCAATTGATACTTCGTTGTTAACTCCTACATACCCGGTTGCAAGTTCGCTTCGTTTTGCGACAAGCACAACGACTTGGAATAGCGTTGACCTTGCGGTTGAATCCTTTGTACTCGATTCTGGAAACACGATGATTCTTCGAGAGGATCCAAAGGACGTTTCAGGATTCCGCGCCGGATTGATTACCAACCGAGTTGTTAAGGTAACAGGAAATCCGGAGGCTCGATTAGTTGCTTCAAGCCCGGTATACTCAAAGCTGCTCGATATGTCGGAACATTCCTTAACGTGGTCCCTCGATGGACCGACTAACAGCGTCATCACAATCACAGCACCAAAAGCACAAATCCAAAGCATTAGCGAAGGAGAGCGCGAAGGAATGGTTGTTGATGATATTGAATGGCAATGCAATCAAAATGGATCGAATGTTGATCAGGAATGTTCGATTACGTTCACAGCCGCAACCTAATGGATGACCAATGCCTATTTTTCTTGAACCGGATCAAACATTTGAAGTTTGCCTAGACAGTGACAACGACAAGCCGATTGAAAGCCGACCGGTGTTCATTTGCTTGTCGCAATCAATGAGAGGCCAGCGAAAGATTCTTGGCGTTCTTGAGTTGTTGCAAGAGCATGAAACCGTTGACAACATTTTCAATTCCACGACCGAAGAATTGAAGCGAGTGATTGTCGGGTGGAGGAATGTTCCGAAGCAATTCGATGCGAACGAACTAGATGGATTGCTAACCTATAACGAGGCTCGGCAATTGCTTGGCAAGGTTGCTTACAATCAGCGAATGGATGCGAACGCAAAAAAAAATTAAGGGTCGCAGCATTGATCCGGCAAGGAAAACTTTGTCAAAAATGCAACGACAAGGAATGCAAGGACAAAGGCACCGACTCCGATCCAATTGAAATCGAATGTCCATTGTGCAATGGCAATGGATGCGATGAATGCAATGATGGTAGTTGGGTCCTTGATGGCTGTCCTAATCAGTACTGCAGCGAGCTTGTTCAATTCGTTTCGATGGCTGATTTGTTTGCAGAAGGGCTTCCACCGATAGCAGGTGGGAGCTTGGATCAAGCAGCATCATTTGTCGATGCGGTAAGGACCCTTAAAAGCGAAGAACAAAGGATCAAAGCGGAGAATAGATAATGCCATCGGATGCAGTGAAAATTTTGATCCAGGCCGAGGATCAAGCAAGTGCAAAGGCGGTGTTTGCGTCACAGAACATTGAGCGCGCAGTCGGTGGAATTAAGGATGCAGGATCGAAGGCAAAAGCATCAACCGAATTTATTGGCGTGCTTGCTAGTCAATTAGGTGGTAGTCAATTCGCATCTGCTGCTCAAGGACTTGCCGGAGTAACTGAAAAGGTTGGTCAGTTCGCAGAGGTCATGAAATTAGGTACAGCCGGGGCAATTGCGTTCCAATTTGGGATTGGTGCGTTGGTCGGTGTTCTTTCTTTTCAACTTGGAAAAAGCATTGGCGAGTCTATATTCGGCGTAGATGACCTTGCAGGTCGGATGGAAAACGCTGCAAGGGAAGCCGAAAAATTTACGGAAGGAATGGTTAAGATTTCAAACTTACAGTTCTCCAACAAAATGGAGGACTTAACTTTGATCCGTGATCCAGACAAGCAACAGCAAGCAGCCAGGGATTTATTTTTTTCAATAGACAACGATGTTAATGATGCTGTCGCATCATTCCAGTACTACAGCCAGCAAGCAGATAAAGCATTGGAAAAAAAACAAGGACCGGAAGTAGTTGCCGACTTGCAAAACCAAGCTGACGGTTACATGAAAGTCGCTCAAGCATTGCGCGAACAGCAATCACAATTGAGCCAAAAGTATAGTGCTCACGCTCAGCAGGTCCGATTGATTAAAGAGCAGCAAGCAGCAGAGGATCAAGCGGCAGCAAAAAAAACACAGATGGATCAATCAACTCTTTCAATGCTTCGAAATATAAACTACCAGTACATTGCATTAACAAAGAGCGCGGAAGAATCTCGGCGCGTTCAATTGCAGGATCAGGGGCTAGGTGAAGCCGACATTAAGCGGATTATGTTTGCGGACAAAATGTTGAAGGCTGCTCAAGATGAAGATGCGGCCAAAAAGAAATCGCAAGAGGAGGAAAAGTCTAGGTTGCAAAAGATTGCAGACCTTGGCAAAAGTGAACTTGCTAGACTTGAGGAACAAAAGGTTTTATTGGAACAGGGAGAGCAAGCGGCTGAATCATTCCGATTGCAACAACAAGGACTCGACAAAGACACGGCCGATGCTATTGCATCAGCGAAGGCTCAATTTGCTGCTGCGCAAAAGTCAAAAGAGTTAAAGCCGACGATAAGCACCCCAGATTTAGTTTCAAAGGAATCCCGTTTATTGATTCGCGGTAAAGCTGATGACTCGCAAAAGAAAATCGAAGCAAACACGGCTGCGACTGTCGGCAGACTTGACAGAGTTGCGGAAGCGATCACGCAATTGAAAGACAAGTTTCAACCTCCAACAACAGTCATTGAATTAAAAAGCCCAGGTGTATAAATGATTCGAGAAAACATCATTGAAGTTACCGAAATGTGGTCGCGTCCATCATACGACCAAAGGCTTAGCGACAAGTTCCGAAAATTGACGGTCAAGTTTCAACGAGCGTTTCAAGTCGTGACGAAGCGCGAGGCAATCGAATACGACTTGTTTAATGATGAACGATTGCCCAGTCAGGGTACTTCATTTTCAACCAACTTTCCATTTGTTTATTGCGATGGTGTTAACACCCAAAGAATCAGTCCGATTTTCTGGATTGCAATTTACGACTACACCGGCGAGCTCGCTCCATTGGAAGATGGCACAACCGACAATCCTTTGCTTGCTCCACCGCGATTGAATTGGGACGACATTGAAACGGAAGAGGAGATCGACGAGGATTGGGATGGAAATCCGATCCAAACCGTCAATGGTGAACCTATCGTCGGCGTGACTACTCCGATCCCTGACCAGACATTGACGGTTCAACGCAACGTATTGCTTTTTAACTCCTATGTTCAAGCTCGGTATCGTCGAGCAGTCAATTCCGATTTGTTCGCTGGATGGGCACCGGGCACCGCGCGATTGACAAAGTTTGCTGCGGTCAATGTCACGACCAAAGAACAAGCCTATTGGGAAGTGACCGCGCAATTTCAATTCAGGTTTCCCTATCGAACGACCGCCGAAAAAGCATGGTACTCTCGACGGCGACACGAAGGGTATTACGAACGCATTCAATTGCCAGGTCCAGGAAATACAGGCACCAAAATAGTTCGTGCAGTAGATGGAAATAAAGAACCAGTTACAAAGCCAGTGCTTTTGGACGCTCAAGGGTTTAGAATACAAACTGATGAACCGGGACAACCGGTCGTCGCTAATTGGCTCGAGTTCAAAAAATTTGACACCTTACCTTTTAACGCACTAGGGCTTTTAACATGACTTCGATTCCAAATGTGATTGTTGTGCTTCCACCGGAATGCATCACGAACTTTACGATTGCTGGAAACGCCGACATTGCACACACAAAGTTGGCGCAACGTCCGCTATCGGAATATGTTGTTCCGATCAATGCTTTTCGAGTATGGGATGCGGTCGGGACAAATCCACCTGCATCAGCTTCGCTCGATGACCTTGCATTGATTACCGGGACCTGGGGGACGAATCCGGTTCGGATCACAGCCGGAGATATTAAAGCATCAGGCGCAGTTACGCGAAGGATATATTTTTCGGTTCCGATCCCTTCGAACTACGAAGATGGTCAAACCATTCAAGTTCGGATTCGAGCCAAGATGGAGACAACGATTGCTGACACAACGTGTACAATCGATTTGGAAGCCTTCGTTGGAACCGATGGTGCATTGTCATCCGACTTGGTTTCATCGCCTGCTCAATCAATGAACTCGCTGGCGGCTGCGAACTATGATTTCACTTTGAATCCATCCGGAGTTGATCCCGGTCAATTGATTGAATGCCGGTTGACGATTGCAAGCAATGATGCTGCTACAGGTACCGCGGTTGTTCCAGCGGTATACAAAGTTGCATTGCTTTGCGACACGAGAGGTTAAGCATGGGGATCGAAGTCGGGTATTTTACCCCAGCCCAAGCCGAGCGAGTTTGGGAGGCAACAAAGTCAATCGAGCGAGGATTGAATCGTCAATCGCGCGAGGATCGACCAATTACGCCGACTCCGATCAACTTCATCAACAAAGGTTCGACGACCATTGAACCGTATGGATGTTTGCAAATGATCGGGACCGAGGAGATTGGAGGCAGGAATTATCTCCGTGTGACCAAGCCTATCGAGTATTCCGCATCGGTCGTTGGTCCATTTTTATTTAATGGTCCAAGAGAGGTCCTTGCAAGCGAGTTCGGTACCGCGCAATCAGGGCCGATATATCGAGCTAAGAGCGATGGAAATTCCTACACAGTCGGAACTAGGATCGGTCCAATTGCGAGTTCCTACAATGTCGGCAAGGGATGTTTGTATACTTACCTTGGCGATGACGACATTGAAGACGATTGCATTCGATTGATTGCTTGCGAAACCCCATTGCTTGCGATAGCAGGTGCCGCAGGTATTGCAGCCAATTCAAGCGGTACGGTTACTGCAAAGCAACCAGCGTCCGGCAATTGGACGAGCGGAAGCGTGACGTATACGGCATGGGCACCAACATCAACGCCGATTGCAGCGAATGCTACAGTGATGCTATTCCCGGTTGATGCGAAATGGGTCGCGGTGGAGATTTGTTAAATGGGTTGTTTCGGCAAATGCGGTTGCGAAGAATGTTGCTTGAGCGATTCGGAACTCTTGGACATTGCAACAAGCGTGACGATTGAGCATACGATTTACAATCAAACAGCGACATTTGTCGGTGCGGATTGTTGCCATGTTGCTGAAATTGGTGATCCAGATGACTACGAAACCATTGTCCATTGTTTTGTAACCAATGATATTCAAATAAGCGAATCAATTGTGGTTCGCGCTCGCTTTATTCGTTCACAGCAATACATTCCCGACCCTCCAATTGAAACTTGTTTTTTGAATGAATTTTTTATTGGTCCAGATTACAGCGAGGTTTGCGGCGATGTTGGATCGTGTGCATCGACAACAAAGAACTATTCTTCGATAGAAAAGATAGCGGGATTCGTTCGTTGGAAGTACGGCAGAACTCGCGTCAGCATCATAAAACGATTGATGCAATGTCCAGGCTTCGAGCTACCGCAATGCAAATATGTCGTTGAATGTTCAATTGAAACACTTGTTCAACTTGGTGCTTTGCGGAAAAAAGCAATCACAAAAACGTCAAGTAATGGAATTGGTGATGGTTGTTGCCATGCATCAAGTGGTTGGTTGATTACACCGGGAGACTTGCAAGACCTACCGCCCGGTGAAGATTGTTCATGGAATCAAACGCAATCCGAGCCAACCTTCGACTGCGTAGCCGATCAAGATAATGCGGACTGGGGAGGCTTTGTTACTTATTGGCTTAGAAGATTCAAAGTTTACGATAACGCTGAAGATATTCCGGCAGTGATCACAATGTACGACAGCGATCAATCTGAATGCATATATGAACCATGCCAAGAAGGATTTGATCAAGTTTGCGTATTGATAGTTGGTGACAACATCGAGCCGGAACAAGGAGGAAATTTGGTTACAGTTGTCAGTCAAACAACCTGCGCATATTGTGTTAAACTGGAGCCAAAATGCGACGATGTTGAATGCATTGAATTTTCTCAAAATTATTGTTCTTGTGATCCGACTTCTGGAAATAGGCACAACAACGGTCAGGGCAGTGCAACCGGTTTTGATTCTTTTGCATATGTCAATAATCCATACGCAGTAACAAACGCAGTTTGTTTTTATCCTAGACTAATTGATGCAACGGCAGGAACCAGCTTCAACGACTGCGAGACTTGCGAGGAACATCCTTTAGGTTATCCCGGTCGAGGCGTACCAATTGATGAACGAACCGATTGCAATTGGTTTGAATGTTTCAATTGTCTTACTGGCGACGATCCGTGGCTATCCAGAATACAACCAATGCAAACGACCGTTGATGCATATTCGTTTTCAAGCACTGCTCAGGAATACACCGACACGTATTGCATCCCGTTTCCAACAGTACAACTAACTCTTAATCCATAATGCAAATTGAATTTAGTCCCATAAAGCAGATCAATCGCCAGCCGCAATCGAGAGTGGTTGATAATCAACAAAACATTCCGGTGATAGACTACAAATCTCGTATAGAGGAACGCAAAGCGCGACAGGGCCGCTTTGCTTGGGAGAAAAAGCATCGGTACAAAGGTTGCGACCCGCAATGGCATGAACTTTGGGTACTATTGATTCCTGGCTTTGGATGCGACTGCAAGAAGGACTTCGACGACTATTGCAAAAGCAATCCACCCGACTTTAGTTCACCAGAAGCCTATTTCATTTGGGGGTTCAATCTCCATAATTGGGTCAATGCAAAACTAGCAAAGCCATTGATGGACCTAGCTAAAGCAATGGAGCTATGGAATCGAAACGACCATGGTTGAATGATCCGCTATAGTGGATGCATCGAAACGACCATAGCAGATTGATCCGCTATAGTGGATGCGTAGCTACGATGGCAATTGATCCGGTCGGGATCACGACCGCGCCAATGCGCCATATAACAACGACAAATCGATCCTTCGATTCGATCAAGCTGCGACGAATCCAAGATAATCAAGCAGCAAAAGCCCCTAGATTGATCGATCAAAACGGCTCGAGTCCGACCGATTTGGGCTAGGTGATCCGGATCAAATAGGTCGAAAAACGCCATCGAGACAAAAATCCCAAAAAAAATTTCCCCTGTCTTTTCGTTGGTCAAACGGGTTTTTTCGCCTCGATTTCGATCCAAAATGCAAAACTGCGGTACTCAAACTCGGATCGTTTGCCGATAGTGCTTCTGTCGGGTTTGTGATCAATTGGTGATCACGACCGCGACCAAAGGGCCATCAGGCGATGGCCGAACGACCAAAGGAGTTTGGATGATGAAAACCAAGACGATCAAATGGTCCAAGTTGACCGATCCTAGAACCCGAGCAACAGTTTTCGTTGCTCACCTCGATGGTAAGCATCTTGCTTCTGTCCATCGCTTCTGCCGCGACTACAACCCTTGGTTGTCGCAACATATGCGAATTGAGTACATCGTTGTCGTTCATGGCTCGAAGCTGGCTGATGACAACAACGCCAAGTTCGACAACCTCAAGGATGCAAAGTCGTTCGTTGCATCGATCAACAACTAATCTTGTTCACCAAAGGACATTGGACCATGGAATTGAAACCTTCAAGCAAGTTGTTCCAACAGCTTCGAGACATTGAAGAACTGGATTATGTTCTTCGCAATTGGTGTCAAGACGACGACCGAAAACCCGGCTCGTATACACTTGACGAACTGATTGTGTTGGCTCGATGGCGAGTTGAAGAGTTCGAGGAGCCCGGTCATTCATTGAATGATGGCTTGACCGGCGAGCATGGCTTGACCGGAGATGCGGCAGCGGAAGAGGAGTTTTATTGCAGGACTCAATACCGCCTCTGCAAGCAATGGCTTAAGCGAGCCGAGCGCGAATACAAAGCTGCTTGCAATGATCCAGCTGTAGGTTAATCGAAAGGGTTTGCGATGTTTGCAACGAAGACAATGGACCACGACAAGTATCCTCAATCATTGCGAGCCAAGTCGGAAGCCGAACTTCGGTTCATAATCAAGGACTGTCAAGAATCGATTGATCAGAATCCAGAGAACCCCAACAATGGATTCTATGCCGATGAAATTAACTACGCAGCGATGGAAATCCATCGTCGCAACAAAAGTAACTGACCAGCCTTTTCGCGGGTAGGCTCCGCATGTTTATCAATGTTTGTTCTCCATAGGAGTTTGGATTATGTCGAAGGTTATCAACAATTTCGCTTTCAATTCGGTTCGTTCGCGCAAGAGTCAATACGACTGGAACAAGTTCTTCGACGGTCAAATTTGGCTGCTTGAAGAGGGATCCGACTTTGAATGCAAGCGCAACTCTTTCATGACCTTGATCCGGTTGGCTGCGAAGAAAATGGGCAAGCAAGTTCGAATTGCGAACCGACCGGAAGGGATTGTGCTGCAAGCATGGAGCGATGTTGTCGTCGGGTTGGTGGATGTTAACGACGAGGTTGCAGCTTGCGAAGGTTACGACGACGATGTTGAGCAGGACGAGATTTCTATTCTTGAAACAACTCCGTCCGGCGGGTTCATCGTCCCTGGCGTTGATGATGTTGTTCCATTGAAGCCATCGAAGCGCAAGCGAACCAAGTCGGTTGCTAGCTCGCTCGACGCATAGTTGGATCAATGCGATTGACTGAACCGATCCCTCGACTTGAGGGGTCGGCATTATGGGCCAAGTGTTTGACCCGCAATGCCGATGGTTCCAGCAATACGATTTGCACATCCGGCAGGTTATTTACAAAGGGATATTGATATGGCTCACAACTTGAAGCAATGGGACTCAATGATGGCGGTCGGGGATCGTCCGTGGCATGGACTTGGAGTTACATTGGACGAGGCCCCTAAGACTGCTTCCGAAGCACTATCGCTTGCGAAGTGCGATTGGACCGTTGAAAAGCGGCCGATGTTCTTGGCTGATGGATCACCGGTGCGAGTTACTGGATCGGTCAGCAAGAAAAACGAAGGTTTGCCCGGTGCTATTGTTCGCGTTGATACGAACGAGATTCTTGGCGTTGTCGGTCCTAGTTACACTCCATTGCAGAACTCGGTTGTTGCGGACCTGTACCAACCATTGATCGACGATGGCGTTGTTGACATTGAAAGCTGCGGATCATTATTTAACGGTCGTCGCGTTTGGATGCTTGGTCGGTTGAAGAACGGACAACAACCAATTGCAGGTTCATCCGATGCCGTTCAACGGTACCTCATGCTTGCTCATGGTCATGACGGACAAATGGCGGTGCGGTTCGGGTTTACCTTCGTTCGCGTTGTATGCTGGAACACAATGTCGCTTGCAGTCAATAGCAAGCAGCAAGGCCGACTTGTCAAATGCCTGCACACGACCAACTTGCAAAGCAATTTAGAAACCCTTCGGTCGGCATTGAATGCAAGCGATGAAGTGTTCGACCTGACTGCCGAGGAGTACCGCAAACTGGCAAGCCGAGGAGTTACTCGAGCGAGCCTTCGTGAATATGCTCGTGTTATTGTCGATGCAGACCAAGACGAAAAGAAATGGTCGGGATCACAACGCAATAAAATTGACCGGATTGTTAACATGGCGATTTCAGGTCGAGGCAATACGGGCAAAACTTGGTGGGATGCATACAACGGTGCTACCGAGTACCTAACATGGGCGGCGCAGAAGCGAGCAGACACCCGGTTCAATTCGTTGTGGTTTGGTGACAATGCAACCAAGAATCAGGACGCATTGGACCTCGCGGTTGCGATGGCGACATAGTTGGTTGATCAAGTTACTTCAAGGTTCCCTGCGATGCAGGGAACCGAACCCGATCCAATGCGGTTGAATCGAGTTCGGTTTTCAATAGGGGGCAATCATGAAACCTGACGACTTGAAAAGAGCATTGTTGCTTTACAAGCGGTACAAAACGGATGGCTTTGAATTTCGGCGTATTGCTGAAATGTACGGCTTGACTACGGTCGAGCTTACAGCGAGGTGCTACAAAGCAATGAGGATGCGTCAATCGAAAGGACGACAACGCAATGGCTGACAACAACGAAGCGAGCCGAGCTAAGAAACGGCTTGTAATAACTCGCAAGCACAACCAAGGCTTTTACATTGATGAAACGTTGGTGCGGGTCAACTTGAGCGAGACGCGCGGTCGGCAAGCTCGCATTGTAATTGAGGCCGACGAATCGGTGGCTATTCAACGCGAGGAGCTACGCGCTCGTGGTTTGCCAAGGATCGTTCAGCGATTGAAGCAGAAGGGCCAAGGATCGTCAAAGGACAAGGATTGCAATGCCGACCGTTCGTTCAATCAAAAGCCGTAGGAGTGTGATCGTGGTCGATCAACTACTTGTGTTCATTGGCGGGATCATGTTTGGAATTTCAATCGGGATCGGACTAGTGCTTTTCATAGGCATCGAACACCGAGACGATTGATGTTTGTTTAGTTGTTTGTTCCTACTTACTTTCAGGACGGGGGTTGTTATGTCGTCGGATTATTTCGATTCAGAGGCTTTGAGCAATTCGATGTTGAAGACATTGAAGGAAAGCCCGGCAGAATTCCATGCTCGGTACATTGCGAAGGATTATCCACAGCAATATACCGAAGCATTCCAGACGGGGCACCTTTTACATTGCCTAGCATTGGAACCTCAATGCTTCGATGAACGGTACCAAGTTATGTCCGGTCCGATCAATGAACGGACTGGCAAGCCATTTGGCAAGGATACGAAGGCGTACACCGACTGGCTTGCATCATTCAAGCCGACCGAAGGATTGCAAGTGATCGAAAGCGATGATTACTACCGGGCGGTTGCAATGGTGCGTTCACTGAACAAGCATCCGGTTATTTCAAAGTTGCTCAATCGCGGCTCCATGCTCATCGAGCAACCGGTATACGGTAAGTTGTCATTCGAGAATGCCGACCTCGACTTTCGATGCAAGCCGGATTTAGTTCTTGTCGAGGAGGGAATCGTTGTCGATGTTAAAACATCGGAAGATGCATCACCGAGCAACTTCAAAAGCTCAGCGTACAAGTTCGGTTATGAAACTCAGGCTTGGTTATACACACGGCTATTGCAGCAGCATTACAACCGCGAGTTTACAATGTTGTTTGCGGTCGTGTCCAAGTCGGCTGAACCAAATCAGGACGACAAGCCGACAATGGATCGTGTTCATGCCACAGGGCTTTATGAATTGTCGCACAAGCGACTCGAACGAGCTCGCAATGAAATCATCCAGTTGTGCGAAAACTATATGCGGTTCAATGCCGAGGGATGGCCGAAGGACTGGCGAAAGGATATTTGCATCCTTGACTAACTTTGTTTGTTTATTTGTTGATTGCATTAACATTTCATTTTGGAGAATTAAACTATGTCGAAGGATGAACCGATTCCGACTACTGAATCGAATCAGTTAGCGGAACAAAAGAAGCGAGAGTTAACACCGGCTCAAAGGTTTCGATCCGATGTTACAAAAATGGCTGGCCAATTGCTTTCGCAATGGGTCGGAGAGGAACGAGCAGGAGAGGCGGTCGGTCGTTTGTCGGTTGCATTGGCTGCATCGGCAACAGCATCGCGCAAGCCGGAGGAATTCTTTTCATGCACTCGGGACAGCATTGCGAGGGTGATTGCAACATCAGCATTGACAGGCATCATGCCATCGACCGGTGCCGGTGCTTTGGCCTATGCAATTCCGCGCCGGGCTCGCAAAGGGGAGGATCCTCAACTTCAATACCAATTGAGCCACCGAGGAGTCAACGCACTAGCGAACCGGGCGGGGCTTCATATGTTTGCAATGCCGATAGGCATCGACGATTCCATTTCAATTGGCCCGTCAGGTATGGTTCAGATTGATTCAATCGACTTGGACAATCCACCGACTTCGATTGATCAACTTCGCGGGGTGATCGTGCAGGTCATTCGACTTGAAACATCCGCGCTCATTTGTACCGGATGGGTTGCTAAAAAGTTGATCCTTGAACGGCGGGAAATGTCCGATGCATACCAGTTCGCAGTTAAGAACGACTATGCAAAAGAATCCGATCCTTGGCACCGATGGCCAATTGAGCAAGCGATGAAATGCGCGATGCATTACGCAATCAATCGCGGTTGGTGCGTCATCGACGACACCGAAGCGGTTCGCGCTTTGGCTGCGGATGGTCAATCGGATGTAATTGATTCGGTCGTTGTTCCGACGAAGCGGCTCGGTGGATTGATTGAACCAACGAAGAATGACACAGAGTAGTACTTTCAATGGTTGGGCGATGGGATTGACGGTCCGAACGTCACTCTTTTAACCTTCCGTGATGTGTCGTCCAGCCATTGAATTGAACTGGGACAGCCGGAGAGACGGCGAGGGTCGGCGGCGTGGCGGCTTATTAGCGATGCAATCGTGAATGGCCTTGGTTTGCCACACAAGCGAAAGAAAATCAGAGCCAGATTTTCAGACGTGCCTAG